AAATGCGGATGCTGCATTGGCCAAGTTAACGCAAGGAAACATAGGTTCATTAAATCCAAACTCAGCGATTCAGTCACCAAGCAGATTGGTTCAAGGAGCCACTGGAGGATTGCTTGGCGTCGGCTTGGGTGCTGGTATTGGTGCGCTTGCTGGTGGTGGTAAGGGTGCAGCAATTGGTGCAGTTACTGGTGGAATGTTGGGAGTCGCAGCAGCAAAATTGGCATCTGTAAAGATTGGTATGCCAAAACCAAAATTTCCAAAACCACCGAATGCGCCCCGAATAAAGGTAGTCAAAATTAAACATTCTAGTGATATTAAGGGTGCTCAACAACTATTAAATTTGCAGAAACCGAAATTAGGTCAATAATTATAGATATGAAAGCTGATCAACTCAAAGAATATATTGTTAAGATCGTAAGAAACGAGGTTAGAACTGTTATTCGTGAAGAAATTCGTGGATATTTGGCTGAAGCGTTTTCAAAACCATCAAACCAATTGGTGTCGGAATCACCAAAAACTTTTATCGATGAATCCATGGATATATTGGAACCAGTGGCATCCGTACCAGTTGCACCCAAAAAGTTTGTACAATACACCAAAAATCCAATATTGAATCAAATTCTTAATGAAACCTCTGGTGGTGTACCACAGGAAGGTAGTCTTGTTTCCATGCTAGGTGGTCCCGAGCGCAGCATAACTGAGTCTATTATTCCTGAGGAGGCACCAGAACCCGTTAAGAAGGTGGCTGCGGCATTGACCAGAGACTACAGTGCTTTGTTAAAAGCGGTTGAACAAAAGCGTGCTGGTAAGAAATAATACATATGGCTACTCAAATACTTGGACTAAAATTGCCGATACAATTGGGTCAAAATGGTTATTTTGACACCAATACGGCTACTGTTGCCCAAGTTGCTGACAATATCAAGAATCTACTGCAAACAATGCCGGGTGAACGGCGTTTCAATAATGAGTTTGGGTCGAGTCTTTACAGTTTATTGTTTCAGCAAAACATAGTTGAAGTAAATAAAGATATTATCGTTGATGCTGTGCAACGTGATATTGATCGTTGGTTGAATGGTGTTTTGGTCAATGATGTGAAAGTGAAACTATCAGCAGATCAACCGCAGAATAATGATACTAATTCTATATTTATAAGTGTGGCGTTTACGTACAACCGATCAGCGGCTACTGTTGATGTAACACTTAATACCAATCGAATCTAATGTCACAAATAATCAATAAGACGTTTAAGGCAAATACGAAAGACGTTAGTTACGTCAATCGTGATTTTGCGTCTTTGAAACAACAACTGATTGACTTCACCAAACAGTATTATCCTCAAAACTATAAGGATTTTAGTGAAAGTTCGCCTGGACAAATTTTCATTGAACAAGCGGCATATGTTGGTGACATACTTTCATATTACACCGATCAACAGTTCAAAGAGAGCTTTATACAATTCGCAACTGATCGTCGTAACATCATTAATCAAGCAAGATATCTTGGATACAAACCAAGAACTGCTGCTGCGGCTATAACTGGACTTGAGCTTTATCAGTTGTTGCCAGCAAAACGAGTTGGTACTTTGGATTCTACATACGAACCAGATGAAAGCTATTGCTTGATTTTGAAACCATACACTGAATTTAGCAGTGTTTCGGGCGTACCATTTTTGATAGATGATAGTGTTGATTTTAGCCAAGACACCGTATTCTCACCTCGACAAATTAGCATATACAGCCGTGATGAAACAGGTGCTCCTCAATTTTATTTAATCAAGAAGACCGTGAAAGCATATTCTGGTCAATTGGTTACGAAAAAAGTAAGTGTTGGTGCAGCAACTCCATTTTTGCAAATAAAGTTGGATGCTGATAATGTACTCAAGATTGCGAGTGTTATTGACCGCGACAACAATAATTACTACGAAGTTGGTTATTTGGCTCAAGAGACTCTACCATTGGCGGTAGATAATGTGCCATTAACAAACCAAACTCTGTCAAAGTATCGTTCTGAGACTCCGAAATTATTGAAGTATTTGCGAACCGAAAAACGTTTCGTCACAACAGTTGATGAAAACAACAACACTTATTTGCAATTTGGTGCAAACACAGAGAATTTTGATAACACTGTTGTGATTCCAAACCCAACCAACGTTGGTGTTGGTTTGTCAAATCTAGGAAACCTTAATATCAGTTTGGATGGTACCAATGTATTAAAGAGTAATTCGTATGGTGTATCACCATCAAACACAACGCTTACCATCTCATATATTGTTGGTGGTGGTTTGAATTCAAACGTCAATTCCAATGAGATCAATACAATTGCAGCAACGGACTATCTAAATGATACCAGTGGTCTTACTGATGGTCAAATTTCGTTGCTCAACAACATCAAGAACAGTCTACGAGTCAACAACCCAAATGCTGCAACAGGTGGATCTGGTGCCGAGACAGATGAAGAAATTCGTCAAAACGCAATAGCAAATTTTGCAACGCAAAATCGTATTGTAACTGAGGAAGATATGTTGTTGCGTATTTACTCAATGAGTCCACAATTTGGAAGTGTGGCAAAGGCATTTGTACAATCCAATGCGACTCGGCAAGTATCATACAATGATTTGATCACGGGTGTAATAAGTGGATCAGCATCACGAAATGAAACTCTAAACTTGAGTCCTCTGAATCCTTTGGATCGTAGAAAGTTTTTGGAGAGCAACAATCCATTTACCAACAATCTATATATTCTTGGTTACGATTCCAACAAAAATCTTGCTCAATGCAACGAGGCTACATTGCTGAATCTTAAAAACTATTTGAGTCAATACAAGATTCTTACTGATAAATTTAATATGATTGATGGTTACATTATCAATATTGGTATTGACTTTAAGATCAGTGTGTTTGCCGGTTTCAATAAACGCGATGTGTTGAATGCATGTATTGCGTCGGTACAATCATTTTTTAACATTGACAATTCTGGTTTTAATCAACCAATCAATCTAAGTCAATTGATGTTTGAGATAATGAAAAATGAAGGTGTGCAATCTGTGATAGATATTTCCATCAAAAATCTCACAATTGACGACGGAGATTATTCACCGATTGCCTATAACATCGACATTGCCACACAAAATAACATTGTATATCCATCAAAAGATCCATCGATTTTCGAGGTAAAATTTCCATCAACCGACATCAAAGGACTAGTGTCATAATATGCATACGTTTATTTATCCATCGAAAGACACTTACCTCAACAACGCAGCTGCGTATAAAGATAAGAATTTTGGCATTGACGAAATTCTTGAAATCTATGCTTTGAATTATGGCAACAAGTTGGTGTATACCACGCCGCTTTGGCACGATCCGCCACAAAATAGTAGTTCATACGGTAATGAGGGTTGGTTGGCATACGACGCCGACCAGTTGTACATATATTCTGGCAGTGCGTGGCGTAGCTTCCCAATTAGTAGTAGTGTTATTGCCAATTCATCGGCATTGGCGTACTTTACCGGCACAATATCAAACGTCACAACAAATCCTAAAACGAGGCTGATGGTATCTGGTTCTGCCACTCGGGCAACTGGAAAGTTTAGTGGTAGCTATAGATCCGTTGGAACCATCGCGGCGGCCGGTAAGTTCAGTACTGGAAGCTTCAACGGTACCATAAAAACTGGTGCTACATTTTCCGCACTAAAAGTAAATGGTCGTACATATACACATACACCTTTGACCAGTTCTTTGGTTGGTAGTGGTAGCTTTCGTAGTGTTGTGGGTACATTATCAGCATCATCGGCGACGGGCACAGGTCCAGCATGTATGACCAATGGTACATTTAGTGGTAGCTTCACAGCAAGTAAGTTTAATGCGTATATATCGACATTAACATCCAGTAATTATTACTTTACCAACGTAACAAACTTCCAAGGTTACGTAATAGGTGCGTACAGTGGATCATTTGCTCCTCCAGAAACAGCGTATTTCTTGTTGAATCCTGAACTTTCAAGAACGGTTGTGCAATTTGATATAACTAATATCAGTGAATCGATTGCTCGAAATCAATTATCAAGTTCCAACGTCAAATTCACACTGAATTTGACTGCGTGTGGTCAACGTAATCTGCCTCTGAACTATACTCTTTTCGCATATCCCATCAGCCAAAGCTGGAACAATGGTGATGGTCGATGGGCAGATGGTGGTTCCTCTATGGGTGCAAGTTGGGACTTTAGAAATTACTCTGGTAGTGGTCAATGGGTCGAGCCTATGACCAGCAGCTATCAACAAGTGGACTATCTGCGCACTGCGTCGTATTCAAGTTCAGCATTCCAAAATGGTGGTGGAACTTGGTATTATTCTGTACCTGGTAGTTATCAAAATAAGAGGCATTGGATTTGTAGTTCATCGTTCTTTAGACCTTTGCGGGAAACAAGTCTTATTTGTAGTCAGTCTTATACGCTTGGACAGCAAGGTGATATAACCATGGATGTTAGTAGAATCGTGCGTTCTTGGTTGTGTGGATGTATACCAAATAACGGTATCATTCTAGCAACCTCGTTAGAAACCACAGTACCACCAGTGGATCAGACAAATGGGTTGTTACAATACTTCAGTAAAGAGACCAACACAATCTACAGTCCATATATTGATGTTGCTTGGGATGACACCAAGTTTGATAAGGGCAGTTTGGCACCAGTTACTGGTTCTGTAGAAAACCTTGTAACTCTACAACAACTCAAGGATGTATATAAAGCAGGCAGTTTACCAAAAGTATTTGTGTTTGCTAGAGACAAATATCAACTTAAACAGTTTGCCAAGGCACCGCAACAACCATCCATGATCACGCCAAAATACTTACCAACATCTTCATATTTTATGATCAAGGATGCTGAATCAGAAGAGGTTTTGATTGATTTTGATCAGTATTCAAAGCTGAGTTGTGATCCAAAGCAGGGAAATTATTTTAAGTTTGATACCACTGGATTGCCTCAAGAACGATATTTCAAGATATTTATAAAGGCACAGTACCAAGATGGTACGGTTGATATAACCGATACAGCCAAGGTATTCAAAATTATAAGATAATATGTCTGATATAGTGGCGGAATATAACGTGGGTCTTCAGTCTTTACAGACCTTCAAAGATACTGGGGTGTTTTCGAACAATATTGATGCGTTCGGAAATTTCCAACTGGTTTTTAACAACAACAAAACCACAGATGGTACGTATTATTATTCCAACATTGATCTAAAGACGTTGGAATATAATACTGATAAAATTGTTGATACCAATTCTATAGAATTTAACGAACTACAAACTCTAGAAACTGCACCGACACAAGACATTGCTGTTGTGTTGCAAAAATACAATGAACAATTGGCTGAAAATCGTATTCTCAATGAGACTGTCAATGATTTGGTTGAAAAGTATGAGAACAATGATGATAAACAAGTTATTGCCGCGATGAAAACCGAGATTATTGATCTGCGTATCAGTCTTGGTCAAGGAACAGTGCCATCTGACTTCAGCGATGACTTTCCATTTTTACCACTGATCTAATATGCCATACAGTTATATAACATTTGACGACGCCGGTTTGAACAGTGGTATTGCTAGTGGTTCATACTTTCCTAAAAACTTACAGGAGCTTTACGACCAAAAGTTCGTGAATCAGGAAAAATATTTTGGTACCGCTGACAGTGATTTAATTGAATTTAGTCTGTATAATAGTGCCCAAGAAGTTGTTGCGTTCAATCGTGTAGTACCAACCGTATCATACTCGATAATTAATGGTACATACAATGACATCAACAACAAGCTTTCTTATTACAACTTCGCCAAGCCATTTACCAACTTTGTAAAGTACAACAACTCATTGTTACTTGATACACAGAACAACTTGAAGAAGGTTCAGATTTCACCAGGATTGTATTATGTACTCTACAATTTTGTTAGAAATGTTGCGGGTAACAATAAAAACAAATTAGTCATCAAGGAAATCAGTCCCAGCAAAACTGAACTAAGATTGTCGTTTGCATTTAATCCCACACTATCCGCAGAGGGTGCTTTGGATGCCACCAAGACATCCGCATTTGCAGACAAGAAATATCTATTTCTTCAAATTTCTACGTTGGTAAATCGAGTCATCGACAACAACCCGATTTCTCAGAATTTTGTCAACAACACGGGCAATTTCGATTATGTAAAAATTGCACAAAATCTTGGATTGAAAAGTACAGCCGAGTTGCAAACATTTATCAATGACACTTACATCGGATTTGATAAAATACAAAATTTATCAACCGTTGTTGATCAAACAATTCTACAAACGTCCAAATTTATTGGTATTGATGATCAACTCAAGAACTTCACATACAGCTACAACTCAACTGAATTCAGTGAGGCAGATATTTTGTTGGCATTCGAGACGATTGTAACCAAAGTGTCTCAAGATCGTATTTTGCAAAAAACCAGCATCAATCCCGTTCAATTGCAAAACATTTTGGATCTGTTTGTCAAGGTGATTTACACAGATTGGCTGTTGCCACAGATGACGATGGTGTTGGATGACTACGCCAATAGATTCTTTGGTTTGTACAAAAATGCGTTGAATTTTGGTAATGGTGAATTGATCAAGATTTTAACGCACACCAGTTATCTGAATCCGTCTGATGGTCGTATCAATGTTCAGATCAAGCTGGATGCACCGTTGCCTTTGAACTTTGATGTTCAGACCACATGTTGGATATCCAATATCTCGATTGCGCCAGTATATTTCAAGACCAACTTGTTTGTTGATCCAATCAGTCGTAAAGTGTATTTGAATGGTGTTAATTTTGATGTTGTGGTTGATACCGCAAATCCAACCAACGACAAATTTGCAAATCATACTGTTGATACATTAACAAGTGCCAAGGCGAATCTTCAACAGAAGATCAATGATCTTTTGATTGACTACAATACATTTAACAATTTTATCGTATACAGTTCCGCCGAGTTACGAACCAAGATTGCCAAAAACAAAATTCTTGAGTATAACAAAACAGAAAATCAGAAGAATGCTATAGCAGCTAGGGCAAACTCTGCAAACTCTGCCATCAGCGCATCATATTCATTGGAAAAACAATCCTTGGTGCAGAATCAAATCAACCTTTTGACATCGTTTGATGAGTATGAGTCGTACTTGTTTTTTAATACATCAAGTATCGATGATAAAATTGCGGATGGTGTTGCGTATGATAAAGATAATCTGGATAGCTTGATTAATCAACTTCCTGCGTATATCCAAGAGGACGGCAATTCAGCCGATTATCTGAAATTTACGTCGATGGTTGGACATTTCTTTGATAACATCTTGGTGTATATAAAGAAGTTTCCAAAGACATATCCATTGGGAATTTCAGAACTGAGTGATTATCCAAAAAATTTCTTGGACGAGTTGCTCAATTCGTTTAGTTGGAACACCAACAATTTCAAGCTACAAAACAGCGATGTTACCCAGTATTTGTTTAATCAGTCACAAGCAAGTGGTTCTTTGTCGAGTTCATATTTTGACTATGGTAAAACATTACTGAATCGATTCGCCAACAACCTACCATACATCTACAAGACCAAGGGTACGGCAACATCACTAGAATTACTGACGGCACTGTTTGGTATACCTTCGGAATTGATTCAGATTCGTGAATATGGTAGCACGGATGTTAATGTAAATCGTGCCAATTATTTTGATTATGATGATGTTTTGTATCTGACCAAGCTAGATTCAAACAAGTATCTAACGTTTAACTACACTGGTAGTGAGTACAAGTATGTGGTGAATAGTCCATACACTATTACAAATCCAAGCTTGACCAATCCTACCACCATTGTTTCACTCACATCATCGCGGGGTAAAGTGGAAGAATTTTCTGGGTTCAATACATTTGAAGGAACGTTTAGATTCAAGAGCAACAACTACTATGCCGATCAAAAGATTCCCGTTGTGAAGAAAGTTCGCAATGGTAAAATTGATTGGTTGGTTTATATCAAAAAAACAAAGCAAACCGATTCCGGAATATTGGTATTTGACTTTCACCCCGACACCGGCTTTGCATCATCAAATTTCACATCGAGTTTCAAAACAGACGAGTTGCCATTTTTGAACGGAGATATGTTTACGTTCATGGTAACCCGTGACTTTTTACCCGGAGCTACTTATGACACTTTACCAAACGCGGTGAATGCAACAGCACCAATTACTTATACCATTGATGCTAAAACTTACACGGCTATCACGTCATCGTACACATCGTCAAATTCAGCAAAGTTCGCACCACTAAACTATACGTTAAGTGTAAATCAGTATGAAGGTTCACTGTTAAACTTTCATAGTGACCGCACCCGCACACTGACGTTTGCACAAAATCAGTATTTTTCATCGGGTAGTTATTATATTGGTAACTACAATAGCGATGTTGAATTTCGTGGCAACATTGACAAAATCAAAGTTTTTACTGATACTCTAACAGCCGATGATTTCAGTGAACATAGCTATAATGTTGATAGTATTTCGACGCCTGATAAGAACACTTTATACAGAAATCTATTGTACTTCTGGAGCTTTGATACTCCTATAGATTTGTGGTCACACACATCATCTATAGATTATAAGTGGGTACCTAACCAAAATGTTTATTATCAATCATCTGATAGTCCTTACACAAATGCATTCAAGGCATATAATTTCACTGGTGAATTGGTGACACAACCGTATCCGTCATGTGTACCAGCTGTACAATCAAAGTTTCCATATCAGTTCGATAGAATTGTTATTAAACAAGCAATCAACGCAAACAACTTTGGTCCCAATTACAAGAACAACGTCAAGATCAACAAGATCAACGAGTTTGCAACATCCAACTTGGTACCTTATGACTATAGCACCAAGACGAATGACACTGTTGGTAGTGATAGTAACGTAGTGGGGTTCTATATCAGTCCATACACATATCTTGAAAATAAGATTGAGAAATTCCTTGGTAAAGATGGTATCACCGATGTTATTGGTGATCCAAAATATTTGACCAGTCAAAATTATCCCGAGCTAAAGCAATTGCAATTGGATTTTTCACTGACCAATCAAAAGTATATCTACCCACAAGAATTTTATAGCACCTACAAGTTCTACATTGACTTCTCAATCTTTGATTATATACAAAATGTTGTTCCAAACCGTGCTGCTTTGAAACGGGGATTGTTGATTGAACCATCGTTGCTGGAACGCAAGAAGTTCAACTATAAAGACATACTTTATACAGTCCCAACATTCTCAACCGCAAGTTTTTCTCTGAGTAACATTGCCTCATTTAGTGCAAGCTATACCACGGGCGGCTTGATGAGCATTACCGCACGGCCAAAAACTGTGTATAGTACGGATCATGATACATACAATTTCTCAAGGTTTGAGATTCCAGACATCATTGATAACCGAGACTTCATGTTTGCGAAGTATGGTAAGTATATATTTACTGATGTGAATGGTTTCCACATTCGCGACACACACAATATACTAGACCAAGAGTATTATCAAGCCATTAACAACGATGGTAGGGTAGTTGGATTCACCTCTAGTTTTGACAGAGTAGAAGCAATTGGATCTGGATCAATTACTGGATCTGATGCTTTTACCAACAGATATTACGGTGTACAAAATAGCGGTTATTCACAACGCCACTTAAGCAAAATTAATATGCCTGGGTCTCGTTGTCGCTATCAAGCAGTTAGTGGTAGTAATTACAAAATAATCAGCGGTGTAAAAACTTTGGCATCAACAAAAACCACATTCTATACTTATATTAAAGGTGAGAATGATTATACTACCACTGTGAATCGTAATGGTTTACCAAATGGTTCACAACCAGTGATCACCATTCCCGGATTCTTGAGTTTCAATATCAGCAGCAGCACATTTCCAGTATATGGTACAACAACAGGATCAATTGGTAGCCCAAATAGTCTGTTTGTTCAAGTACCACTGACCGCATCGATAGCGAATAGTGCGAGCCTGAATAAGTATATCCTAAATTTATAGTATCTATTTTGGTAAAAAACAGAATTCGTTTGATAATTATTTGTATATGGCATATTTAGATAACAACGTAATTACGATTAACGCCGTTTTAACAAAAAAGGGTCGTGAAATACTCGCGAAAGCTGGAGGTTTGAATATCACAGCATTTGCATTGGCAGATGACGAAATCGATTATACACAATTTAACCCAACACATCCATTGGGTAGTGCGTATTATGATATTGCCATTCGTAACACTCCGGTTATGGAACCAATCACCGATGAGACCCAATTGATGAAATATAAGTTGCTGACTCTCAATCAAGGTGTGACCGCGGTGCCAACAATCAGCGTTGCACAAAGCGTCATTACGGTTTCCCGTGATTATACTGGGGAAATCTCAATCAGCCCAAGTACCAACCCAACATACAATGTTACGTTGGGATATACAGCAATTCTATCCAACAAGAACGTGGGTACATTGATTGTTACTGAAACCAACAGTTTGAATTCTACAACGGCAACGGTTCCCACATTTGCTGGTGATTTAACATCACAAACTTCACAGGCCGTTGTGGGTAATAAATTCAGATTTGTTCCAAATGCATCTTTGGCAAAAACAACAACAACCAACATCACTATCATTGGTAATGAAAGCGGTGGCAATACAGCAATTACAGTAACGGTTACCGTTCCATCATCAAACTAAACTAGACTATGATTTTTAGCCAATTTACAGCAGACGACATTGTGGTGGGAAGAATAAACCAAGTATCATCAGGTTTATTCGGATCTGGAAGTTTGTATTTGAGCCAATCTGCGTTCACTACATCTTCAGCCCAAGCCAATACGATGATTGGTGCAATGGTCAATATTATACCAATGTATATTCTGGTGGAGATCTCCTCTTTTCTATTGCTTATGGTGATTACGCAAATACTGGTAGCTCAAAGTATGATAGTACTGCGGTCACTGCGGCAAATAGAGTTTTGACCAACGAAACCAAGGTAATTTATTCTCAATACAGAAATACACTGTTGCAACCCGGCGACAACTTTTTCTCGTTTGCATCTGGTAGCGTTTCTACACCACAAGATAGCCAAGCAATTTTTGTGATGAATTATGCATCCGACAAGATCAAGGACCAAATTGATCCCGGTCAAATACAAATTAATTTCTCGGGAAGCTATGGCAGTAAGGGTCAATATTCTTTTATTGACGACTCATCGGTTGTAAATAAGCAACAAAGTGTGTATAATATGATCTCGGGATCTGTTGTCAATGGTGTACCAACACCATACACTAAGAATAATACAGTGGCCGCAGTATATGAAGGTATTGGTTTGTTTTATCCAACAAACGGTGTAGTTGTTTTCAATGCTTTGAATTTACAAGCCCGTGTTGGTATTAACGCTGCTATTGCAAATCGCGCGGATAATTCAAATAATGGATCAAATACATTCCAAAGTTTCTGGCGTGTTTGGACCCACGATTTCTTTTTAAGACTTAAACAAAGCAAATTGCCAATGGCTGTGCGTAAGAGTGAATTTGTTCCCAGCACCAATTATTTCGTGCGTGTCAAGAACAAAGAGTTCAATTATAGTAATAATCCAACATTTGTGTCGGATGGTACTGATAGTAAGACTAAAGGTACCATTGTTTATCAAGATTTGATCAATAACCCACGAACATACATCACTGGGGTTGGTTTGTATGATGCAAACAATGAATTGATTGCTATTGGTAAAGTCAGTAGACCAGTTCAAAAGAGCTTTGATTCTGAACTTTTGTTGAAAGTCCGGATAGACTTTTGAGATGACATCCTATTTATATTGGGATGATCAAATTTTTTAGAAATCAGGACATCATTGTCACTGCGTTTACGATTGCCAAGCAACAAACACTCAACAGTGTTTTGAATGACTTGATTCTCGCAAACGATGGTGACGATCTATTTCCATTGGTTGCCCCAATTACTGATTGCAACGATAACGTTTCTGGTAGTTGCGAACCCAAAGGTGTAGATGGATATTTGGCACTAACTCAATACGGCGATTTAATTAATTTTCAAATCGGAAAATACGTACCATCCAGTTCAATTTTTTATCCAAGTGGTAGTACCAATTTTAATGTTCAAAACAATCCGCTGAACTTGGATGGTACTTATCAACGTCAAGTTTATAATACAGTCAAAAAGATGTATTATAACAACTATAACAATGCCTACAATATTTTTGGATTTAATGAATATGATACCAGCAAAGCATCATTGTATCTGACCAATGAATTTTCCACAGTAAATTTACGTATTGATCAAACGGGCGATACCATCCGCCCAAATACATTGGTGATCAATAACCAGACAGGTGATATTGTTGCAGATATAGTTGATGATGGTAATTATAACTTAAAACTGTCCGGCTCATTTTTTATCAATAAATATGAGCTTGATCCAAGCTCGTTGGATTTGACCCGACCAAGTGGACTATGTGGCTTGGGTGGATATTTGGTGAATAGTGCATCGTGTGGCCCATGTGTGAGTCCAACGCCAACACCAACACCAAGCTTGACGGCAACTCCAAGCTTGACACCTACTCCAACACCCAGCGTCACTGCAACTCCAAGCTTGACACCAACAAGATCCGTCACACCAAGCTTGACAGCCACACCAAGCTTGACTGTTACACCAAGCTTAACAGCCACACCAAGCTTGACACCAACACCTAGCTTGACTGCAACACCAAGCTTGACTGCAACACCAAGCTTGACAGCC